TTTATGAGGTCCACATATGGGCAAGCCAAAACCGCCTGCGCCGCCTGATCCGAAAGCGACAGCTGCAGCACAAACGGGCACGAATATTGCTACGGCAACAGCAAATCAGCAGTTGCAGAATGTCAATCAAATAACGCCTTATGGGAATCTAACCTATGATCAAACAGGCGTTTATAATATGTTTGATCCTACTACAAAGACATGGCATCAAATCCCGAAAACAACGGCGACACAGACATTCTCCCCGTCTCAGCAAGCCATATTTGATCAATCACAGGTAGCTCAACAAAATTTAGCAGGTACAGCGGCCGATCAATCGGCGTTTCTTCGGGATTATCTCGGACAACCGGTCGATCTGAGTAATGAGGCCGTTGAATCACGATTAATGCAACTTGGTCGATCACGCCTTGATCCTGCCTTACAGGAGCGTCGAGAGCGGTTAGAATCCAGTCTGTCAAATCGTGGCGTCAAGATGGGGTCAGATGCCTATGATCGGGCAATCGAACTCAACAGACAATCGGAAAACGATGCCTATAATCAGCTTCTTTTGACCGGCCGCCGGCAAGGCGTCCAAGAGGCTCTTTCAGAGCGTAATCAGCCGATCAATGAAATCACGGCGCTTTTGTCTGGTTCTCAGGTTTCACAGCCGAACTTCGTGAACACTCAACAGCCTCAAATGCCAACGGTGGATTATGCCGGGCTGGTGCAGGACAATTACAATCAACAGCTTGGCAATTATAATCAACAAATGGCGCAAAGACAGGGACTTATGGGCGGGCTGTTTGGACTGGGATCAAGCCTGATAGGGACCATGCCGTCAACAATATGGCCATCTGATCGCCGAATGAAAAAGGACATAAAGAAGGTCGGAAACATTGAAGGCAACAATGTTTATCGCTTCCATTATAAGGGAGAAAAGAAATCGGCTCCGATGCATCTTGGGTTGATGGCGCAAGAGGTTGAGAAAAAGAATCCTGAAGCGGTCATTGAGATAGACGGACGCAAGATGGTCGATTATGGCAAAGCGCTGGAGGCAAGCTAATGGCTTTCATATTCGGCGGCGATACCGGCCTAACTCCTGAAGAAGTCAAGCGCAAGCGCGATCTTGCCAGAGCTATCTTAGCCGCACGTCGCACGCCCCGGAATGTTGGTGAAGGGTTGGATGCGATTGGCAAAGCTATTGCGGCGCGAGTGCATGAAGGAAGGGCGAACAAGGCCGAACGGTCAGGACGTGAGGAATTTACCAATCTCTTCGGAGACTACTTTGATGGCACTGCGGAAGCGCCGGCCGCTCCCTCCCAGGCAAGGGCTGCATCTGCGGTGCCATCATCTTCAGCTGGTGAGCCACAAGAGTTAGAGACATATATTCGTAAGGCCGCTGCCGATCGTGGGATTGATCCGAACACTGCCGTTAAAGTAGCGCGAGCAGAAGGATTAGCGCCGGGAGTATGGCAATCGAATGTGATAAAAAATGGTGCCCGAGAGCCATCTTATGGGCCATTCCAATTGTTGGTTGGAGGCGAAGGGACGGGTTTTCCTACTGGCTTGGGTAATGAATTCATGCAATCGACGGGATTAGATCCACGCGATCAATCGACGGCTTATCAGCAAATAGATTTTGCCCTTGATCAGGCAAGAAAAGGTGGTTGGTCGCCTTGGTATGGCGCGTCGAGAGTGGGGGTTAATGAATGGGAAGGTATTAATAAAAATCCAATAGCTCAAGCTTTAGGTAGTGCGCAGGGCGGTCAGAGAAGGCCATCAGGCATCGATCCCAAGCTTATGGCTATTATTGAACATCCTTCATTCGGCTATGCCAGTGAAGCGCATAAGACTGTTATTGGCGCATTACTCAAACAACAGATGGAGGCCAATCAACCGCCTGATCCAGTGGAGCAAGCGAGATTGCGCAATTTGCAGCTTCGTAACAAGCAATTAGCCGAGCCTGGCGTGACTACTGTTATTTCTCCTGAAGAGGCGGAACAACTTGGCCTTCCACCTGGTTCATATCAAAGGGGTCCGCAAGGAAAAATAATGCAAATTGGCGGACGGAATATGACAGTTAGTTTGCCTGCTCCGCCGCAGCATTATACCTATAATGACCCGATGGACCCGTCAAAGGGCGTCACTGTAATTCCCGGCAGCCCCGCTGATATCAAACAAAGAGAAGCGGCTGCCGCCGCCGAACAGGAGCAGCAAGAGGCATCTAAACGAGAGGAAGTCAAATCCGTAGTCGGTGCGGAAGGTGCAAATGTTGTGTTGGACGCGACCAAAGAGATCAAAAACTTGATAGACACTAAATCAGGCTTTTTTGATCCTGTAACTGGCACGGGATCAAGAATTACGGCATGGTGGAGCAGCAGCGATGCCGGAAAACTGCGCTCATACGTTAAGCCTATTACAAGCGGTGTCGCTATTCAAACCATGATGCGCTTAAAGGAGGCATCTTCTACTGGTGCTACCGGATTTGGTCAATTGAACAGATCGGAATTAGAATTGCTCGTTAATGCGATGGGGTCACTTGACCCGGACCGCACAGACCCAGCGATCTTTAGAAAAACAATAACGGACATAGAAGACCGTTATAATCGCGTGGTTAAGGATATTAGAAAAAATGTGACACCTGAACGGATTAAGGAGCTTGGCCTTGAGCCATTGTTGAGAACATCAGAAGAACGTAAAACAGAAAAGGGAATGCCAGAAGGAATTGACCCTAAAGTATGGGACGAATTGACGCCTGAGGAACGGGCATTATGGCAGACGAAGCAAGATTAACGATTGAACAAAAGAAGGCACTTGCCCTTGCTCGTGCACGGCTAGCCGTTAAAGAAGCGCAAGCTGGACCATCCTTAACAGAGCGCGCCCATGTGCTAACGGGCGGCATGTTAGAAGGTGTGCCAGTTGCAGGGCCGGCAATTAGAGGTTTGGCAACTAGGGCCGGGGCCGGTATCCGTTCGGCGATAAGTGGTGAACCGTTTCAAGAGGAATTAGCAGGTGTTCAAGCTAGATCGCAACAACTAAAACAGGAATTGCCAAAAACCAATATAGGCGGGCAATTGACTGGGGCTGTGGCAGGTATAGCGCCAGCTATTGCGGCGGTTCCATCTGCTTTTGGTTTAGGCGCTGGATCATTAGCAGCACGAGCGGGGGCGTCTGGATTAACATCTGGGACAATTGGTGCGGCAGATGCGGCGGCAAGATCCGGTGGTGATATTGGGTCAATCGCAAGAGGCGGCTTGCTTGGCGGCGCGTTAGGAGCTGCTGCACCGGTTGTCGGCCAAGGTGTTGGACGGGTCGCCAATCGATTGATGCGAAAGCCACGCCCATCGGCAGCAGAAAGAAAAATAGCCGTTGCATTAGGTCGGGAAGGAATGACGCCTGATGAAGCGGCTACGGCAGCGCAACGATTAGGCCCGGCTGGGATGCCTGCTGATGTGGGACCGGCATTGACGGAATATGCCGAAGGCATTGCTTCAATGCCTGGGCGTGGACAGCAATTGATTCGTGGTAAATTAGCCGAGCGTACAGCAGGCGGCAGCGCGCGCGTCACACAAGCCACAACAAAAGCATTAGGTGGAAAACAGAACTTGACTGCGTTGGTCGATGATATTTCAGCGCGACAAGCGGAAGCAGCAAAGCCATTATACCAAGAGGCTTTTTCTGTTGGTGATCAAGAAATATGGTCGCCAACTTTAGAGCGGCTATCAGCATCATCATCATTTAAAACGGCGATGAGAAAAGCTGTAGCAGCATGGAACGACACACAAATTGCCGATGGCTTTGGAGCGATGAATCCCGGCGCCATGGTTAAACATGGGGTGACAAAATTCCAAGGTGGTAAGGTTCCTGTATTCCCGAATTTACAATTCTGGGATTATACGAAACGATCATTGGATGATGCAGTAAGGGTTGCGCGGCGAGCTGGTCAAAATTCCAAGGCACGGAATTTAACACAAATAACAAGAATGTTTCGTGACGAATTGGATAGATTGGCCGGGCCGCAATATAAGGCCGCTCGGGATTCCTATGCGGGGCCGGCGGCAATTAAAGAAGCTCTTGAAGAGGGGCAAGGCGTATTTGCCAGCAAGCTAGGACCGGATGAATTAGCAAAAACACTTGAGGGTATGACAGCGAGCGAACGACAGGCTTTCCAGCAAGGCGCGCGTGGTGCTGTTGCTAATGCAATGGGCACCGCTCGCAATGATGTTAATGCAGCGCGTGCTATGTTCGAAAAGGGGCATAATCAGGAAAAGCTTGCGCTTTTGATTGGCGATGATGCGGCAAAAGAAATGCTTTCTGGGCTGCGGGCGGAAACGCAATTCATGAATACGCGCAATCAAATCATCGGCAATTCCAGAACAGCGCCCCGTCAGCAGATCATGCGAGAGCTTGGTGGCTCGCCATCGGGTCCGGGCGCTATTCGATCATTGATGAATTTGAATGCAGGGGACGCTGCGGCCATAGCCGGATCAAAGGCGGCGCGATTGCTCAACGCTCCGGGGATTGAAAGACGCAATACAGAAATCGCCCGATTGCTAATGGACCCGCTTGAACTTGCAAAAGCCGGGCCAAGAATGGCTGGGGCTGAGGTCAGCCCACAATTGCGCGCCGTCATTAATGCGTTAATGATTGGCGGTGGACAGCGTGCAGCAACATTAGGCGGGGGTGGATTCTGATGGCCAAACCAATCTGGCTTATCTGCATATGTTTGATAGCTTTCACTTTGATAATGGGCGGAATCATATTGTTGCAACGCGGTATAAATGAAGATTTTGGAACCGGATTTAGTGCCGGTTTGATCATCGGTATAATCAGCGTTTTTCTTTTATCGCGTGATGCGCAAAGACTTCCATAGGAGATAGATCATGCCAAGAGATGGCGGAGGCATAATGTCATGGCCAGCCGGAACCAATCCGACTGATGGAGAAGACATTGATGCTGCAACTGAGAATGCATTTCTTAATGATCTTCTGGCTGATCTGAATGCGGCACGCCCAATAACATCTGGTGGTACTGGCGCGACATCGGCAGCGGCGGCATTGACCAATCTGGGAGCAATGTCAAAAACATCGCCACAGCTTGGCGGCATCTTGGATACTAATGCCAATCAAGTGCGATGGTCAAAGGGTGCCGATGTCGCATCAGCGGCAGCTCTGGCGCTTGGAACGGATGGAAATGTATTCGACATAACCGGCACCACAGCAATCACCTCAATTAATACGCTGGCGATTGGGACGGTCGTTGTCTTGCATTTTGACGCAGTTTTAACGCTGACGCACCACGCTACGGACCTTATCCTTCCATCGGGCGCTAACATTACAACAGCGGCCGATGATGAAGCCATTTTTTATGAATATGCAACGGGTGACTGGCGCTGTCTGGTGTATTTAAGGGCAACGGGCGAATCCATAGTTTCCCCAGCATCGCTGACACAGGATTTAGATGCTAATGGCAATTTGGTGAAATTGTCGAAAGGTGCAGATGTTGCATCCGCTGCCTCTCTTACTCTTGGAACAGATGGCAATTATTTCGATATCACGGGCACCACAACGATCACATCGATTGCAACGCTTGGCGTTGGCATAGTAGTTCGATTGCATTTTGATGCGGCATTGACGCTTACTCATCACGCAACCGATTTGGTTCTACCAGGCGCCGCTAATATCACTACGGCGGCCGGCGATGAGGCAACATTCGTTGAGTATGCGACTGGTGATTGGCGCTGTGTGAATTATCAGGTGGCCGCTACAGCCCCCGGCGGTCCTGGCACAATTGTTCAATCAATCTATGCCGAAACGACGACGCCGGCCGATCTTACGACTGCGCTTCCCTATGACAACACGATTCCGCAGAACACCGAAGGCGATGAAGTGCTAACAGCAACAATTACGCCGACATCTGCAAGTAACAATCTGCGTGTCAGGTTTGTAGGTTTTGGCACCAAAAGCGGTACAGCACCGCTTCCAACATGTGCCTTATTCCGGGATAGCACAGCTAATGCAAAAGCGGCAACAGCCAATTCAGGTTATGCTATTAATCACGGAACATCATTTACACTTGAATATCAAGAATCGGCTGGAAGCGTATCCGCTACAACGTATAAAATCCGGATCGGACAGAATTCAGGAACATTCTATTTTCTGAAGCTTGCTTCCGGAACTAACGCATATGGCGGGGTAGGCCGTGCTACAATGGTTGTGGAGGAAATTGCCGTATGAGAATTTCAACACGCGGCCTTGATCTTATCAAGATACATGAAGGCTTTCGGTCGAAAGCTTACCCGGATCCGGGCTCAAGGGACGGCAAACCATGGACAATTGGCTATGGCCATACGAAGGGCGTCAAAAAGGGCGATATCATTACAAAGGCGCAGGCGGAAGCTTTTCTGCGGCAGGATGTCCGAAACGCTGAATCCTTCGTTACCAAGAAAGTCTCGGTTCCGCTCAATCAGAATCAGTTTGATGCGCTTGTGTCATTTGTGTTCAATGTCGGTAATGGAGCGTTTTCACGGTCCACGATGTTGAGAAAGCTCAATGCTGAGGATTATAAAGGCGCAGCACAGGAATTCGGACGCTGGAACAAGAATGACGGGCGTGTCATGAGTGGTTTAACGAAACGACGGTCGGCAGAGCGGGCTTGTTTTGAATCTGGAGAAACGCCAAAATCGGCCGCTGAAATGGTTCGACAGCTAAAACGGCCTGTTAACCATAAAAAACCAAGTGGGTGGCAAAGATTCAAAAAATGGCTTATGAGATCAACCTAAAGGAGAAATCCAATGAATTTTCTATCTGGAAAAAAGACCTATATGGCTGCCGGCCTTATGATCCTTATGGGAATTGCGGCATTCATGGGGATTGATGTTCCGGGGGTTGAACAAGCAGATGCCGGCCAGTTGATCATGAATGGCCTGTCATTCTTCTTTGTTCGTATGGGACTTGCGAAGGCAACGACATCATGAAATATCTGATCATACTCATTGGCCTTGTCTGGGCTGGCACAGCCAATGCACATGAACGCTGCACTTGGGTTAACAACCTTGCGTGGTTGCCGATGGTGCAGTGCGACACGAGCGACGATCGGGGCGAACGGCGCAGCTTTGAGCGGCGCGTACCTTCAAAGCCTGATATGCCGGACAAGCCGGATAAACCAAAGCCGCCGAAAGAGAAAGATCGTCACGACCACGGCAAAGGCGATCATACAGCTGGCAAGGGCAAGGGTCACGAGAAGGGCGGTCATCGCGAATAGGTATATGTGATGGCCATAAGCTGGACATCCATCTTGGCCGGGCAGTTTTTCAAAAAGCTATTCGGCGTTATCTCTCGCTTTGTCATGCTGGCTTTAGCGTATCGCAGAGGTCGTTCATCCGGCGTTAAGGAAACGATTGCTAAAAAAACTAAGGCGGACCTTGAGGCAATGCAGGTCCGCCAAAAGCACGAAGATACGTTTGCAAAGCGCTCTGACGACGAAAACAGAGCGGAGGTAGGGAAGTGGGCAAAAAGGTCATAACGGCCGTCCTGACCCTGTTTCTGGTAGCCTGCGAGACATCGCAACCGATATCTGGCAATCCATGTGGGCCATTCAGGCCGATAAGGCCACTTGAGTCAGACATGGAAGTTATAAGTGAGCATTTGCGTGACGAAATCGGAATTTTTAACGCCACGGGGGCTGACTTATGCAATTGGACACCGTAGATGTTTGGAAAGCGTTTTGGCGCGTCTTTTTGATTGCTGCATCGATAATCGGATTATTTTGGATTGGAACGGCCAATGCTGCCACGCAATGCGGGCCTTATGGATCCGTCCAGGAGTGGGAAGATGTGCTTTTTGAGCCGGGACAGAAATCATGACGCGATTGAATCGCACGCCGAACGAATGGCATCTGGACAGGCGCCTTTCCATTGGATTGCTCCTATCTATTTTTATGTTGTTCATTACCGTTATCGGCGGGATCATTAGCGGGTTTTTATGGGCAAAAGAAGTAGATGTTAAAATGGCCCATATGGAACAAGAGATAACAGAACTGACTAATCGAGCGCCGGCAGCCGTAAAGGCGGAGACACGAATCACGACACTTGAGACAGAGCACCGTATCCTATTTAGTCAGATCCAGCGGCAGCTAGCGGAAATGAATAATTCAATCGCATCTCTTGCATTGGCGGTAGGGACGCGAAACAATCACAGCGAACGCCCTGGCTTCACCCAGCCCCGTGGACTGATAGCCGAATAGTTTTCCCTCCCTAAAATGCGTAACAAACTTAACCCCGCTGGCTTCGGCCGGCGGGGTCTTTGCTTTTATGGGCCCTTCTGCGAGCTATTTGTCGATCTTAATTTTAGCTGAAATTTTTGCAGCCTTAATCGCGTTCGTTGCTTCGCTGACATACATAACCCATGCCGGCACAAATGCGCCGCCCGCTATCTCCCAAGGCCAGTCATCGGCATGTCCATTAGCGTTAGCCAATTCTTTAGCAATCGCCTGAGTCTGTGGATCAATCTTGTTACTCATATTGTTGGGCCTTTCTGCGAGATTAATCGCTTGATCGTTCCGGTAATATCCAGCAACACTTTGGAAGCGGCGTATCGCAAAGATACTTAACCCACGCCTTACCCCGATCCGTTGGAATGAACCCTGGAATTTTGACCAGTCCTTTACGAACTAGCCAATCTCTAGTTTTGCGCCCCGCTTTGCTATTCCAATGATCTGAACCTAGCTCGGCTTCTGGGTCTGCCGAATAAAAACATGCCAACATGAACGTGATATAAATTGGGGCACGATGATCCATGTTAGCGGCCTTTCTGTTAGCTTTTATTGATCTTCCAAAATCCGATTAAGGCGATCAATTTCTCGACGCAATCGTTCAATCTCGTCTGCTGCATCTTTCATATCCTGCAGAGTCGGTAACTCAAAAGCTGTCCATCCGCGCAAACGCTCTAGAATGTCATTTGTCATCGTTCTGGGCCTTTCTGCTAGCTTGTCGGTGGCAAGATTTCTTCTGCTTCGAATCTGGCCATATCGTTCAATTCGATTTCCTTTGAACATTCCCAGCACAATGAAACATATTCATCGCCATCCTCTACCGCTCTATCGATAGCCGCCTCTTTATCATCAGCCTCAAATTCGCCTATATATTTGCTTGCGGTGTAAATGGCATAAACAGCGAATTTCTTTGTCATCGTGGTGTACCTTTTTCCGACGTCCATGGGTCGTCTTTCGTGCAGAGCACAGCCATAACGGGCCTTTCTGCTAGGTTGTGGCGCTCTCGATATCAGACAGAACTTGCCGCCCCTTGTCGGTAATGGTGATGCGTTCTTTATGGACAATGTTGTGTGGGTAGTACCACTCGACAAGGCCAAGTCGATCAAGGGCGCGCCAAGCTTTTGTCGGCACAAAATCAGCGCGCTCCCCTGGATACATGCCAGGGCCATCTGAGCCAATTCTGCGAAGCCAATATAGCTGCTTTTTGGTCAACATGACGGGCCTTTCTGCGAGATTGGTCACTCTGGTAAATCGTCGAAGCATTCGTCACATAAGACGTGCATTGACGGCTTAAACATATCGGCAATGTGGCGCGGTGTATGATGCCCTCCGTCAATCAGGCGACCACATTTTGCACAATTCAATAATTGCCGGATTGTGCCCCAAAATTTCCCGTCATCACACGCCCATTTCTTTTCGCTCATCGTATTGGGCCTTTCTGCTAGCTTGCAGTGCCATCATTTAATTTTCGAACGCATGCCTGCGGAGTTTCCTGGGCAGATGGATCAACAAAGCGTTCATAACTGCCGCCGCCGTCGCCAAAATCAACCATGTAACAATTGTCACGGGTCAACAGACTGGTGATTGTCGCCTTTCCTTCGACTACAAACCGGCCGCCCATAGTCTGGTTTAAGATGGTGACGCTTTGGCCAACTGAGAAATCGTGCTGTGTCATCGTTTCGGTCCTTTTTGCTAGCTTAGTTGGTCTCCGCTAAAGCGACTTTGAATTCATCACTGAAGATATAATAAGGGTCGCCCGGCTCCAGATATTCATTGTTCGGTTTGGTATTCGGGCCGTGCTTTTCCGGATCATATTGGGTCTTAACAATCAGTCCATGCGAAATTGCTAATTCCTGAATATCGGCTCCGTCCCAGCCATAGCCTTCCCAAGTTCCCCGCACGATTTCTTCCGCGAATGCTGCTAACTTCATAATGGGCCTTTCTGCGAGTTTGGCGGTGGAAGCCAAGGTGCTGTATCGAACAGCCGCACGCTTTGGCAAAGCGTTCGCACCAACCGGTCCCTGGGCTTCATGATAGCTTCATTTGCCGATCCACTACCACTGTCGCGCATATTCCTTTGCCTTCCACCATAACGGGCCTTTGTGCGAGTTCGTTTCGTTGTCCATAAGATAGTGGCTTGGATTTCATAAGTCAAGCCGCACGCCTTGACATTTATCATTTTTATGCTCATATAGAATGCATGAAAGAAGAAATTGCAAAAATTGACGCTTGGCTTGCGGCCACCGGTATGGCGGAATCCCGTTTGGGGTCGCTTGCTTGTGCTAACGTGCGGGTCATAGGACGCATTCGCAACGGTTCGGCAAGCGTCAGAAGTTTAGAGGCTGTGCTGGATTATATCAGCCAACATCCGGTTTCAGGAACCGATGTTAGATCATAGGAGCGGAAGATGCGTGTCCAAGATGCCGAAGCCAAAGCCGCTGAAGAACGTTCATGGAAATGCGCTTCTTGCGACACAATGATTGAGGATGATCGGACAAAACCATATTGCCGAGCATGTCACGAATATTGGACTGATTGGCAGGAATATGAAAATGAACAGGAGCTTCGGCGTTTCCTGGAAAATGAGGAAATGGAACGGCATTTCCAGAAACATCCACACGGATGAACTCACCTTAAGGAGCATTGAGAAATGAAAAATCCTATCCCGTATCCGTTGCGGGCGACGCGGTTAGATTTGTCGCTAAATCCATTCGGCTTTTGGCTGTTGCCAAGGTTCAGGAACCGGACTGACCTCACCGAACTCGCGAAGGAACAAGGCGAGACAATTTGGTATGCGCGATGGCTGTGGTTTCAGATTTCATTTGGTCGATGGGTGTGAACTCGTCGTAAGGAGCGTTGACAATGTATCGATCATGCCTTGGTTGTGAATTATATCGCCAGCCTTGCGGTGAACGTGATCGGGTACGTGAACAGATCAGGGGGCTTGGCGTCACATCGATTAAATGGAGATGCAAGCAGCGAACACCTATCATTGATGCGGGCGATCCTGTTTGGGTAGATACTGTTAATGGTTCCGATGATTATGATGATCACGGCAATCCGTATCGAGATGAATATCCCGGAACAGCGATAAGGCAAGTTGGGACAAAAATGTTGGTCTATATCGAAAAACACGCACCTGGAAGAAATGCTGGAGACGATGCGCCGTTTATGCCAAGGGCCGGCGGGTTTTGCAAAATTCCGTTTTCAAGAATTAAGCGACGAGAAGGTAAGCGCGAAGATGTCTGTGCGTCATGCGATCTGCCTGCATCGAAAGGGCATCGGGGCGGCTATATCTGCGAACGTCGGTTGAGATCGGATGATATTCCAAACGTCATACCCTTTTGATCTCACCCTAAGGAGCGTATTTAAATGCCGGATGTGAAAATTGAGGAATTGTACAAGCGACCAAGTATTCCTCCTGATGCCAGGTGCGACAATTGCATCTTTTGGAAATTGTGGGGCGTTATGCATCGCCATAGGGCGTTAGCGCCCAAAGGAATGGGCCATTGCAATCAAACTTTAAAAGTACCGATGTCGAAAGCGGGACAGATTGCCCTTACATGGACAGAAGATACCGAAATGTTTGTCGTCGAATTGCCCCTGCGCGGATTAACTGGATGCGATTATGTGTGCGATGGATGGATAGAAAAGTCCCACGATTCTTCAGATGAAACCTCACCATAAGGAGCGGATTGATGGGCATTTCAAAAGGACGGGCAGCGGCAATGTGTATGTGGATTAGCGGTCTGTGCATTGGCATCGGAGCGGCGGCAGAAAATGGTGCAGAGTTATTATATGGCGGGGCCTTGATGTCTATCATTGCAATCATTTTTGTTCGTAACTCAATCTCACCGTAAGGAGCGGATATGGTCGATGTAACAGACGATGAAGTGATGGCGGAAATGGCCAAAATATCGCTTGAACAGGCTACTTCTCAAATTGCACAACAAGCCAGAGAATATGCCAGACATCCATTTACACAATC